TGAGGAGATATATTATCCTTCACGATACTCATACCACTGATCCCACGGGAAGCATTCCCGGAATGTGGAAGGCCATCGGGGAACTGATGGGAACGGGGAAGTGGCGCATCGACTGCGATTATGAAAACAACAACGGGCTGACCGTTCTTGAACGCATCGCAAGTTAGCATCATCATCCCGGTTCACAACCGCTACGATTACCTCAGCCTTCAGCTCCATTCCCATCTCCTTTTCACTCCTCAGGAAGCGGAGATCGTGGTGGTCAATCATCCGGAAAAAAAGAGCTGGGCCTCCAAGATTAATTACGGAGTTTCCTTGGCCAGAGGGGAAATTTTGATCTTTTTGAACGATGATCTCGTAGTTTCGCCTAACTGGCTGGATCAGTTCCTTTATGACTTGGAGTTTTTAAAAAATAAGGGCATCAAGGTAGGACTTCTGGGTGCCCGCTCATGGGGTCTTTCCGGAATTCAGGGACATCCTGAATACCTCTCCAGAAACGAATATTTTGTTTCTCCCCGGATCATTGACGGGATTTCTCTGATCGAGCGCAGGGCTTTTGAGGAAGTGGGAGGGCATGACGAATCTGGAGAGGGAAATCAATTCCGAGACGATGACCTATCTTTGAGGCTCTGGTTCAAGGGATACAGGAATGTGATGGGCCTGGTTTACCTTCATCACTTCGGCGGGGGAACTTTGGGAGAAAAAGCCAGGGAAGATTTTCAAGTTTCTCGGCAGTGGTTTGAAAAAAAGTGGGGGAAATCCCCGGAGGAAATATATCAAGAAATTGCCCGATCAGATTAAATTCATAGCTAAATTGTGTCCCATTCAATCTGCCATTACCTTTTCTCCTTCTGGCAAAGCCCGGATTAAATTGGAAGTGGAAGCGGAATATGGAGAAGAGGTCTTCAAACTCCAGGATCTGGAGCGGTTTATAGTGACGATCGAACCCATAGAAGATGCCTTCTCGTAAGAAATACTGGCAGGGCTGGTCTGATCTACAGATCGAATACATGAAATGGCTGGTGGCCGGAAATCCCCGGGAGACCAAGGCCGACATTGCCCGCAAAATCGGAGTGAAGACGGAAACCCTCGACCGCTGGGCAGCCAAGCCGGGATTCTGGGATATGGTAGCCACGCTCACAGACCAGAGCCTACACCGTGCTCGTCCCAAAATCTACAAGCGCCTGATCCATGCTGCCACCAAAACAGAACCGGACATCGCTGCAGCCAAACTGCTTTTGGAGATCTTAGGAGATTATGGAGATCCCCGCAAAAAATCCAAGATTGAAGCTGCAGCCGTGATGTATTCCTGGGAAGGAGAAAATGAACCAATTCCTATTGACGGAGAAGAAACTGAAGACGCTGGAGAAGATCAGCCAGCCGATAATAGTTCGGAAGATCCCGTATAAGCCTCATCCTTCCCAGTGGCAGTTTCACCGGGATCCTCACCGTTTCCGGGTTCTGTGTTGCGGAAGAAGGTGGGGAAAGACCTATGCTGCTACCAATGAAGCTTTGAGGATGGGATTGACTAAAGCTCATTCTACGATCTGGCTGGTGGCTCCCAGCTTTCCGCTTACGGAAGCGATGTGGGATGTGCTCAACAAATTCATTCCCCGGGAAACTTTAGAGAGAAAGAGCGAGAGCAAACTCTTTGCTCAGTTCAAGAATGGTTCCCTGATCCAGTGTCGTTCTGCTGATAATCCCGACACTCTGATTTCCAAGGGCCTGGATCTGGTGATCGTGGACGAGGCTGCCCAGATTGCTCCCGATGCCTGGTATCAATCCCTGCGTCCTGCTTTAGCGGATAAGAAGGGCAAGGCTATTTTCATTTCCACGCCCAAATCCCGGAACTGGTTTTTTGACATCTACCAACTGGGAGAGGATCCGGAAGAGCCGGAATGGAAATCTTTTCACTTTCCCTCATATACCAATCCCTATCTGGATCCCAAAGAAATCGAGGCCATGAAGAAGGGCATGCCGGAGCGCCTCTTCCGTCAAGAAGTTCTGGCGGAATTTACTGATAATTCAGGAGCCGTTTTCCGCAACATCGAGAAGTGCATTAAGGGGGAATACTACGGTCCTGAGAAGTATCCCTCGCACGCTTATGTGATGGGAGTGGATCTGGCGAAGTATCAGGACTTTTCAGTCATTATTGTTATTGATATTGATACTCACCATGTCTGCCATTTCGATCGCTTCACCTCTGTGGATTTTTCCCTGCAGAAATCCCGTATCATCTCCACAGCACGGAAATACCGAGCACCTATCTATCTCGATGCTACAGCCATGGGAATTCCCATTTTAGAGGACTTAAAGAAGGAAAATGTCACGGTTTACGGGATTTCCATTCAGACGGCCATGAAGCAGTATTTAATTGATGGCCTCTCCATTGCCCTGGAACAGGAATTGATCAATTTTCCCAATGAACCAGTTCTGATCAACGAATTGCGTTCCTACGAATACACTTCTACACCTTCGGGAAATTTGAAGTCCGGTGCCCCCAAGGGAAAGCACGATGACTGCGTGAATGCTCTTGCTCTGGCCTGGTATGGGACTTCTCGAGGCCAGTGGAAAGTGATGGTTTACCATAATTTATTTTAGGGATTAAAATGACAAATCCAATTGCTGCATCTTTTTTGGATTGGGAACTGCAGGCCATTCAGGATTACTGGAACCAGATCGATACTTACCAGAACTATTATGATGGTGATCACGAATTAAAGTTCCCACCCAAAGCGAAAGAAATTCTCAAAACGAATTACGGGCTGGCGGTCAACTACTGCTCGGCAATCGTGGATACTCTGACCGCCAAATTGAAGGTCGAGGGCCTGGTCTGCAAGGATGAGAATGCCCGAGGCTGGCTTCAGAATCAGTGGGATGAAAACAACATGGAGGCCCTTACCATCCGCCTGCACCGCAATGCCGTGATCACTGGGGATTCCTTCTTGATCGTCTGGCCTGATCAGAGCAAACGCCTTCGCATCCACTTCAATCCCTCTTGCTACATCTTTCCCTTCTATGAGGAGGAAAACGAAGAGAGCCTGAAGTATGTGATCAAAAAATGGGTGTTCCACGATGAGAAGGGCTATCCCTATGTGCGTATGAACAAGTACTACCCTGACCGCATTGAGAAGTACATTTCTTCGGATAACTGGTTGAAGGGAAATTGGGAAAAGTATCAACCTCCGGAGGATTCAGAGTGGCCCCTTCCCAATCCCTTTGGGATTATTCCCATCGTGCATTTTCCCAATAAGATTGCTGATACCGTTTTTGGGGTTTCGGAACTCAAGGATGCCATTCCTATTCAGGATGCCATTAACAAACTGGAAGTTGATCTCTTGAAGGTAGCCGATCTTCACGGCTTCCCCCAGGCCTATGTTACTGGATTGGAAGGAGAAATCCTTTCTGAACCTCTGGAAACGGGACCCGGGGAAGTTTGGACGATCAACTCCAAGGCCAATGTGGGAAGTCTGGGAGCTGCCGATCTGGGAAATCTCCTAAATGCTATTGATAACCACATCGAAAAGCTCTGTGAGGTTACGGCTACTCCCCGTTCTGCCCTGGGCTTAACGGGAGGGGGAATGCCTTCTGGAGAGGCTCTGGAAAGAAGCCACGCTGCTTTGAACAACAAGGCTCTGGAGCGTCAGATTTCCTTCGGCAATGCTTATCAGGAATTGAATCGGATTCTTCTGATCATGGGTAAGGCTCTGGGGCAGATTCAGGTAGATCCGGAGATAAAAACGGAGATCCAGTGGAANCCAGTATCTCCTCGAGATAAAACCGAACTGACCAACGAGGTGATTAACAAACTGCAGAACCGCATTATCTCCAGGCGTCAGGCTCGCAGGGAGTTTGGTTATACCCAGGACGAAATTTCCACTATTGAACAAGAAGTAGCTCAAGATACAGAGGATGACATCCAAAAGGCCATCCGTTCCCAGATCGCTCCCGGGGGAGTTCCCAATGAGACCGTCCTCGATTTGACAAACATGAAGAAGATGGTGGAGGAACTGATCAAGCCAGTTGAGTAAGACCCGTCGCCTGCGGGCGGAAATTGACAAAACTTTACGCATTCTTAAGGGAAATCATCCCCATGCTCGTTACATCGAATACCTTGAAGAACACCTCTATGAGGAGTTGGAGAACGATTACCGAGCGATTCAGAGGGAATATGAAAAAAACAGGGATCGAAACATCCTTCTGCTTTTAGCTTCTCTCTGGGGAGTAGTGCTTTACCGTTATTATTCCCGGGCCATGGCTACGGGAATGCTCAGGGCCTCTCAAATTTACAAATTGCCTATTCCTCCTAACTGGCAAAATTCAATCCAGCAAGCTGTGGATCGGATTTTGGGCTTTGTAAATGGAAATTTAATCCCCGATATTGAGGCCACTTCTTTTGAGGAGCAGTTTCCCCGGGTGAAAAATTATGCCAAGCTCTGGAACCCCTACTATCAGGGAGTTCAAAATTTGGCGCTGGAAGAAAGACAGGTGGAATGGGTTTTGGAACCCACTGCGGATCATTGTGATGATTGTTTGGAACTGGCGGAAGGAAGCCCCTATCTCTGGAGCGAGCTTCCTACTGTTCCCGGCGGTGATGTGCAGTGTGGAAACAATTGTAGGTGCATGCTCAGGGATTTAGAGACTGGCGAATATTTATAGGAGGAAAAAATGGCTAAGAAGCCCAAACTGGGAACAGGAAAGAGATTTGCTGCCCTGAAAGCCAAACTGGCCAAGAGGGGAGCTACCAATCCTGCTGCTTTGGCAGCTTGGATTGGACGCAGGAAATATGGGGCGAAACGATTTGCCAAACTCTCTGCCAAAGGACGCAAGCGAGGGAAATAATTGCCTTTTCGCTCTAAAGCCCAGCAGAGATTCATGTTTTGGAAACACCCCAAGATCGCTCAAAGATGGGCCAGGGAATACGGCGTTCCCTCATCTTTACCTGAAAAAATTACCCGCAAAAAGCGGAGAACTCGAAGGAGAAAAAAATAAATGCCAGAAGATATACCCACTGAAGAAGTGGAGAAAACAGTCCCAGAGGAAAAAGAACTGGAGAAATTAAAAAACGAACTTGGCTATCAAAAACGCCAGAATGAGAAACTGCTCAAGGAACTTGAGGCCATAAAAAAGGCCGAGGAAGAAAAGAAGGCTGCCGAACTTTCAGAAGTGGAAAGGATCAAGAAAGAAAAGGCGGAGCTGGAGACCAAACTCCAGGAGAAGGAAAAGGAAATCCTCAAGAAGGAGTTGGAGATCAAGAAAGTAGAGATCTTCAATGAACTCAAGGTTCCCCACAAGTTTCTCAAGTTCGTTTCCGGAGCGGATGAGGACGAATTGAGAGCAAATGTCCAGGCATTCAAGGAATCTTTGGCGGAGGTGACTACGGTAGGCAATATCGATGCCGGTGTCCCGCCTAAGCGTCCCGAAGCTGACAAAATCCGACTGACCGAGGAGCAAAAGAAAGAGGCAGAGATATACGGGCTGACCGAGGAGGATTATGCCCGGATCATTCTCCCTCATAAGAAAAAATAATTTTACATAGGAGCTAAAAACTATGACTGTATACAAACCTTATGGGTACCGCTACGGTCCCCATGAGATCAAAATGTGCTACATCGACACTACAGCCTGCGCAGCCACAACTATCAATACCGGAGATATGCTCAGTGTTTCCACGACAGCGGGAGCAGGTTATCTTTTGCCTGCAGAAGTGGGTTGCGATTATGTAGTGGGAGTAGCCTGCGAAACCAAAGCACCGGGAGCCACCACGATTATGGTGGATTCCTCACCTCATGCTGTTTACGAGTATCCTGCCAACTCTACGGTGACCATCGCTATGAAAGATACCCATGCCGATGTAGCTGGGGCTCAGGAAGTAGATGTCACTTCGCCTACTGATAAGAACCTCTACATCGTAGATGTGGATACCGCTAATCAGACTGTATTTGTGCGCATCGTCAAGCAGGCGGCATAGGAGGATATAGATGTTATTCAGAGCTGATTTTCCCTATACATTAAGACGAGATCTCTACCAACACTTTTTCGATAAATATACCCAACTTCCCTCCATTTTTGATCAGATCTTTGAGGTCCAGGATTCTGAAGCTGCCCAGGAAGTTATTACTTCCGCAACGGGTATGGGTATTCCCGTCCCCAAGAAAGAAGGAGAACCGATCAAGTTCCACGCTCCTTTTGAGGATTGGGAAGTTGTTTTCACTCACAGTTCCTATGCCGATGGCTTAGAGGTTTCCCACGAGCTGGCTGCCGATTCCTACAAGCTGAAAAATTTCGTTCAGCGCCACGCTCAATCTTGGGCAAAAGGGGTTTCCTACCTCAAGGAGAAAATCGCTGCCTCCATCTTCAACGATAACCCTGAAATTTACGACGGAACCAACTTCTTCTCCGATGCTCATCCTAACAAAGTGGGTGGAACCTTTGATAATAGTCTTAGCCTGACACTGGATGCCACTGGTTTAGAGACCGCCATTTATACTCTGGAGAATACCAACGCCTACGACGAGAGAGGGGAGAAAATCCTGCTCAAGGCGGATACCCTTCTCGTTCATCCCGCACTGAAATTTACGGCTGCCAAACTCCTCAATTCCACNCTNTCTCCGGGAGATGCNGATAACGATATCAATGTCCTCAANGGTATTCTAAATCTGGTATCTTGGCCTTTNCTCTCTTCTTCTACGGCTTGGTATGTNGGCTGTGTCAAAGAGGGAATTCGNTTCTACAACCGTGAGGGTCCCCTGATCAACACCTGGCTGGACAACGATAACATGACCGCTAAAGCTTCGATTTACTGGAGAGGTTGCGCTGGAGTATTGGATTGGCGTTACTGGGTCCGGGGTCACGCTTAAAGGAGGATAATCATGCCACACTTTAAGGCCACAGTTTATTCACCGACTGTAAGTACCACGGCACTCGTCGCAACTAAGGGTTCTATTTCTGNAACCCTCACCGTGGGGAGCGTAGCCGTCAATAATGCCCTGATTGGTTCCGGAGAAAAAATATTTTTAACTGCTCTTTCTAATTTGACCTCCGGGATAACTAATCTCACCTGCACGGGACTTACCACAATTCAGGGAGCGATCGTGACCATCAAGTCCGCTACTGCTCCTACTCCCCTTGTAGCTACCTGGACAGTGGGTTCTGCTGCTAACAAGGTCAGCCTTTACTTCTGGAAGGCCACTGCCACTAATGATACCACCCTCACGGCTAACGATGCCACAGTATCAGCCAGTCTGCTGGTCTTTGGCTCATAATGAAGGAGAAAACCATGGAAATACTTGAAAAGATTAAACCCCAGGGCGGGCTGAACGATAAAACGGGCATCAAGGGAGTGGTAATCGCCGAACTCTACGATAAAGATGGCAAACTGAAACAGAAACAGGAAGTCCACAACCTGGTAACCGATGTCGGGGATCAGTACACTGCCAAGAAAGTGGCCGGAGCTTCCGTAACCGCTATGGCCGGGATGAAATTGGGAACGGCCACCACTACTGCTTCCAAGAGCGGTTCCGGTTCCTACATCGGGACGGGAAGCTACATCTCNGGTTCTGCCAAGGCTTTCGATTCCACTTACCCCAAGCAATCCGGCACTACCCTAAATGCCGTGGAGTTCAAGAGAACCTGGGCTGCCGGGGAGGGAACGAGCAACACCATCAACGAGGTGGCGATCGTCAACAATACTACGGATGCCGGGGAAGCCGATGCCTCCGGGACTTTCTCTCGTGCCGTTTTCGCCTCTACTATTCCCAAGGGAGCGGATGATACTCTGGCCGTAACCTGGGTAGTGACATTTACGGGAAGTTAATCTGACGAGGCGGGGATTTACCGTCCCCGCCTCTCTTCTCAAAGAATAGGGAGAATAAATGACTTGGCTTGCTGT